GGATCCATCGGCACAAACTTGCCGCGCATACGAATCAAACGCGGCTGGTCTTGATACTTGCAGAGTAAATGCAGAATGCCCTTGAACAGGCTTTTTACACCCGTCTCAGCGAACAATCGAGCAATCAGTTCTAGCTTGCCCTGCGCAGCGCCCATAGTAGCCGCTACAGCAGCCGCAGTGACGTTCTGTAGGACGTTAGGGTCTAACCCCTGCTGCGCGTCTGAAACGCCTGTACGCTTCTGCTGGACGTTATCAAAGTACCCCAGCATCGGGAATGCACTGTCAGCGATATTAGGCACGACCATCGGCGTGATTGCACCAGCCGACTTCATGCGTACTACACCACCAGGCGTGACGTTCAGAAGGTCATCCAGATTAACTTGACCCTCAATCGCACCAACCCGCGCATTGTTCGACAAATACAGGTTATCAAGAGCTTGTCTAACTAGAGTGGACTTAATCAGTTGCAAGTCCATCGTCCTGTCAGCCATCGACTGACCGAAGAACTTGTGCGGGATCGGGAACGGGCAGATTACATGGAACGGCACATAATCCACCGGAATGTTGGCTTTTGAACCATCAGCCCGAGTGAGAATCTGCTGGTTGCTGTAGTAAATCTGGCGAAGTTCTGCAAGACCATCATCGTCTGAGTCTACGTAGATATAGCACTCGTAAACCTCAACCTCTTGCATGGACTCGTCGAGACTTTCTTGCTCGAACGGTTCTTCACCCGGCGAGTACCGAGCAATACGCTCTTCTGTAAAGTCCAGAGAATTAAACTGAGGCAGGCTATAAACCTCATCTTTGTCGAAACCCATCTGGACAAGCTCAGTTCGCGGCACAAGCCTACGATGCGCACAGAAAGGCATCTTCTCCTGACCGAATACAGCTTTCTTGCTAACAATAAACTCTTCTGGCGGTACGCACTCAATCGCAACACGCCCAGACTTATCTTTCTTTCTGACGGTAACGGTCGACGTTGTTGACATCATCGGCTGACCGTCAAGACCCATCATGACGTTGCCATCAGGCCCGAGCATTTCTTCCTGCTCGATACTCTGCCCGACAATCTCTCGCGTACCATCTGACAGCAACAGAGCTAGTTCAGCATCGGTAAGGTTCCGATACTCTTCCTCGGTAACGTCGATACGCTCGTCCCAGTAGGCTTTAACCGTGCCTGTTTTAGCCGTGAGTGCGTCCCAAAACCACTGATGCAGAATCGCAAAACCGGGGTTGTCTTTGTAAAACACCCAGTTACAGTAGTCGGTGGCTTGTTTGGCGGTTTCTTCGTCGCCAGGCCCAACAGGCTCAAACCGAACAATATCGTCGCTAGCAGTGAAAACACGCATGAGCTGCGGCAAAGCACCGTCTACGGCCTCTGCAACCTCACCCGTTACGATCTGGCTGCGACCCTCTACTTCGTTGCCATACGGGTTGCGCAGGTAGTAATTCAGGGCTTCAGCACGCTGGGCGGTTGTTTCGCTATCCAGCATGCCGATGGCGTCATCAATCTCTGCGCTCAGGATTGATGCAAGGCGTCCTTCATCCATTTTTCTGCTCGCTTGGTGTAGGGGCGCTTCTCTTCCTTTTCGGTGAGTAGCTGCCGGAGTTCGTTGATTTGCTGGCGTAGTTCTGCAATATCACGATCATAATCACGCCGCAAAACGATATTGCCCTGTGGGACTAGCATTAGACCACCCAACGTGTGTTAACAGGCAAGGGTTTGCCCCAGTTGTCATTATTCATCATATCAAGCGATTGAGCAAGGTATCGGAAAGCATCAGCCGCGTGCGAGTGCTCATCGTGTAAAGGTGCCCCAGCCTCTTGCGTAACCTGATTTATCTGACGTCTGTAGCGTTTCAGATGATTAACCAGCTCTGTACACCTGTCGGCATCGAAATAAGTTCGTGGAAATATCATCCTGGCTAACCTTATCCCCTCTTCTGGGTTGCCTCTGGCTAATACTTGGACGTTTCTGCCGAGAGTTTGCAAGAGTTCTTGAGTGGACTTGCCAGACTTAAAGTCTCGGTGAGCACCGTCGTGAGGTATGTAATCGGTGCCCCAGTTCCACTTCCGCTCTTGTAACTGCATGACATAGCTGTCAATCGTTCTGTGAGAGTCTTCTATGTAATCCACTACACGAACCTCTGACGCAACCCTCTGCACGCAGATAATCGACATAGAGTCGTTCCAGCCTAAGTCCCAGACCGTATGAACTTTAAGCTGCGGATCGTACGGCACAGCACGAATCCGGCCTTCTCTCTGAGTTGATTCTATCTCGTTGGCGTAAATAGCACCCTCAACAGCAGGTCTACATTTACCCTCCCAGGTCGTAAGATAGCCAACAGGATCACGGTCTAGCCACTGTCGGCGCTCTTTATCGAGTTCAGGCGGGAACCACGGGTTATCCTGCCAGTTCATCTCGATAACGATAGATTCTTCTGGCGGTCTAACAACAAACCGGCTGAAAGTCTCGTCTGTATCAAGTTCAGGGTTAAACGTCACCCAGATCTCTGAACCTGGCTTTCTAATCGTTGGTATCAGTACATCCCAGCTCTTTTTGGTGACAACCTGAGCTTCTTCCACCCAGCAAATGTCAGTGCCTTCGTAGCTTTTAAGATTGGCAACACCCTGCTGACGTATGCCTGCAAAGGTGAACTCTGTGCCGTTTGTGCCGAGAATCTTGTTCTCTTGGATGGTATAGAACTGATCTAAGCCTAGAGACTCGATCTGGTCTTTTAAAAGACGATGAACAGACTCTTGAATAGACTTCTGCGTTTCTCTTGCACAGAGAACCCGGATAGGCTTTGTCGCACCAATAGAAACCAGCGCCCGTGCTACCGACCAGCTCTTAGCACTACCTCGCCCACCGTGGATGACTTTGTACCGCTTCGGCTGGAAGAGAGGCAGCAGCTTCTGCGGTATCTCAATTCTCGTTTTGGATACCGACAATCTCTAGCACCGTTTGAATAGGGCCACCGTTCGACCCTGTTACCTGTGTCTCGACAGGAATCAGCCTTGCAGCCAACTTATAAAACTCTGTTAAATGCTTTGGGTCTTCTTGTGCCCACTGCACCATGCGTTGAGTTCCGCCCAGTTGCTCGAAGGCTTCAGCAATAGCTATTTTCATGCTCTGGTGTACTTTATTCGGCACACCCTTTGGTCGGCCAGCACCCGCTCTTGGGCCACCTCTTTTCCTGATTTTTTCTTGTATGATTTCTGACATTTCCTGACTCCTGTCGGTTGGTCAGTAATTACTTACATCGGTTTTGTATCAGCCTTGCAACATACGGGTCTTGTTTTTGGTCTTTTGTTGGAGCAAACAGCGCCCTACTCCTGTTATCAGTGTTTTCAGGCTCACATAGATAATACATCGCTAGACTGTTTCTGGTAACCCCTTGAGGGCAATCTATCGGCTCTGGCAGACCATGCCAGCTTCCTCTTGTGTCGAAAATGACTGCCCGGTTATATATTGGAGCGACGGTTTTAACAAGGTTGTCTGGATCTTTGTACAGGCCTAGATGCCCACCCCAGTCTTCCTGCCAGTTTGGCGTTAGGTAGACAATTAGGTTTAGCCGCCTCTGTAACGGCAGCTTAGGGTGCATGTTGTAGTCCAGATGCACGTTCAGCTTGCCACCCCTGCCGTGCTGATGTAACCCACCACCGTGTAGACCGTAGTCAGCAATGATGTGCTCGCCGATCAACGCTCCGAACTCATCTGCAAGCCCCGCTAGGGTTGTCAACGCTCGGTATGTAGCTGGCCCGAATCTCTGCCAGTTGTTGCAGGTTTGCTTGATCTCTAACGGGTTGTCGTATCGGAACCAGCATGGGTCATCTTGATGCGGGAACTCTGCGGCTATTTCGTCTGCCTCTTGCAGGCAGTCATCAGCTATTGCATGCCAAAATGGCTTGTGGAATATCGTTAGGTTCACCACTTAACCTTGTTGGCCCAGTAAGCAGCAGACATCTTGCCTTTGTCGATGTTTTCAGCGTGTCTTGCCTTGAATGATTCTCGGCGCTTGCGGTCTGCGGCTGATTCACCCTCTCTCTTTGGGCTTCCAGACACACCTTGCTGACCAAACCTGATGAGCTTTACATCCTCGCCAGACTTTGCCAGCACCGCATGACTCTTGGTTGGGTGACCTGGCGTGCGCTTAGGCTTGTTGTACCCAGCAAACGTCTCTGAACCGCGCTTGATCATTTCTTTCTACCAGCTCGCAGTACGTCTACAAAGTTAGGCCATGGACGCCCAGCAGACGCTGCCATGGCTTTAGCAGACTTCTTTTGCTTTGCAGACAGCTTATCGGGTTTGCCAGCACTCTTCGGCCTCGGCTTATCCCAGATCGCTTTCATTTCTTCTTACTCGGGTAGGCAGGAGCGTTGTTTTTGGCAGGCTTAGGCTTCTTTTTGTAGTTCGGCTGATTGGTAGTACCCATCATTCTTCCTCCATCATCCGAGCCATCTTTAACATAATCTTGTGCTTTTCTGTCATTCCCTTTACAGGGCCGCCAGCAAGCCAGCGGTCGCACACGTAATCTTCTGAGCAACGAAAGTCCCAGCGTGCACAGTAACCAACGTCATCATCGTCAACAATGTCTTGCATCTCTTCTGGCAATCCAGAAACAATGCACTCGATCATGTCAGGCGTTTGGATAAACCGAGCACAGTTACCGCACTTGTACTCATCATCCTTAGCTTCAGAATAACCTGACTTCGACTCAGCCTCTGACTTGTTCTTGTCGTTAGCCTTTTGATCTTGCGTGGCGATAGGGCACTGCATCATTTTTTCCTTGCCGGCATCTTGCCGTATGCCTTTTTAGGGGTCTTTGCGATCATTTCTTTCGCAACCGACATCGGCACCCCGGTCTGTTTAGCCACTTTCTTACTGCCAGCAGCCGCATACATGAGACGTTGCTGCGCTTTTGACGTGATAGGCATGTCAATCCTCAACGTAATGAGATAAGTGGCCGATTCTGCCCCGTACACCTATCATATCAACTTCGTGCAAATGTTGTCTAGGCAGAAACTTGTAAAAGCCATGCTCAAGGTCAAACACCCCGCCAGACTCCCACTTGTGCCAGTGATACTCCTGGATTTCAGACAACGTGTCTCTGACAATCGGAATCAACTCACGCGAAAACGAGTAGAGCCTAGTCATCAACATACCAGTCGTGCCGCACTGCTCTGTACTAAACCCGGTAGGTAACGCTCGCTTGAACGTCGCCAGCTTGTGATCGCCCGGCCTGAAGTTATCTGTCAGCTCATACCTTCCAGAAAGTTTGAAGATCCGGTCGTGAGTAATCGGCTGGCGTAATAACTCACGCGTCGTATAAACCTCGATAGCACTCTTAACAAACCCTAATTCTTGACGTGCGCTATACACTCGCTTGACATACGGGTCATCCCAGAAAGTAAATAGTTTTGCTCTAACCGGGATATGCCCCACAAACGCACTAGAAAGGCTCTGGCGCGACGATTCTGCAATCCAGATATCCGACAAAGGGTAGCGCCTCCAAATCGATTCTAGGCCTTCTAAAGTCTCGGCAAGTCTTGTCTGGTCGTTGTTGATAGCAGAGTTGATGAGAAAGATCACCAGACCCTCCGTGTGCTGTTCCAGGCTTGAGAGGCGAATACGTGACCTTTGCCTGAGTACGGCAGGCCAGCAAAGTGGTTCGGCAAGAAATAGTGACTCGGGTAGATTG